TACCAGACCGAAGGGGAGCCCCGTGGCTGACCTCACCACCACCAAGATCACGGTTGCCGCGGGCCTCCTCGACCTCGCCGCCGCGGCGACCGCCGCGGGCGCCGGCGGCGACACCGCCCTGGTCGGCCCCGGCCGTTTCCTGTACGTCAACAACGGCAGCGGCAGCAGCATCACCGTCACCCTCGCGACCCCCGGCACCGTGTCCGGCCTGGCCGTCACGGACCCCGGCTACGCCATCGCCGCGGGCAAGGCGGGGATCATCCCGCTCGCCAACGTCTTCAGGGGCGCGTCCGGCCGCGCGGCGATCTCCTACAGCGCCGTCACCACGGTCACCGTCCGCCCGTTCGAGCTGGGCTCCTGATGGCCGGCGAGGGCGTGACGGCACCGAGGCGGCCGTACGTCGGCGCCGAGGCGCACGAGTGCAAGCAGCAGGCCGAACAGCTCCTGGCCGACGACGAGGGCCGCGCCGACGTGCGAGCGGGCAGGGCGATCGCCTGGGCGCTCCTGGCGGTGGCCGCCGAACTGCACATCATCCGCAAGGAGATCCGGAAGGGGAGGTGACAGCATGGCGCGCAGCCGACGAGCGCACGTCACGATCACCGGCCTGGCCCGGCTGCGCGGGCGCCTGGAGGACCTACCCGACTCCATCAAGGACGCACTCGTCGAAGGAGTGAAGGCCTCCGCCGAGGCCGTGAAGGCCGACGTCGAGCGCACGGTGCCCGTCGACGCCAGCGGGCGGGACAGCCGCCACCTGAAGGACAACGTCGACATCCGCTACCGGGAGGGCGGCCTGGTCGCAGCGGTGGGCTGGTTCAACCAGGACGACTTCTACGCCGCCTTCGTCGAGTACGGCACCCGCAGCCAGCCAGCGCAGCCGTCACTGCACCCGGCCCTCGAACGCGAGCGCAAGAATTACAAGGCCCGGCTGACGGACGAGGTACGGAGGGCGCTGCGATGAGCACGCCCGTACCCGACCTGGCGGCGCTGGCCGTCCGTGACGCGGTGCTGGCCGCGCTCCTCGCCGACCAGCCGCTGGCCGGCCTGGTGCAGGGCGTGCTGGACTACGTCCCGGAGGACCAGCCCTTCCCGTACATCCACCTCGGCGAGAGCTTCGAGTCGCCCGCCAACGCCCACGACCGGTTCGGCAGCGAGACCTTGCAGACCCTGCACATCTGGTCGAAGTACCGCGGCTACGCGCAGGGCCTGACGATCGCCGCACGCGTGCGCCAGGCCCTGGACCACACCCCGCTGGCCCTCGTCGGGCACCGCTGGACGTGGACCCGCTTCGTGTCCTTGCAGACCCTTACCGACCCCGAGCCCGCGGGCGACATCCGCCATCTGCCGATGTCGTTCCGCATCGGCAGCGAGGTCGACCCCGTCTAGACCACCACCCCCGGCCCCGGGCCGGACCAGAACGAGGAGGGGCCCATGGCCGGCCTTGACGCATTCGGCACGCAGCTCAAAAGGGACACCACAGGCAGCGGCACGTTCGTGGCCATCGCCAACGTCGAGGACATCTCCGGTCCGTCGAGGTCGCGCGAGGCCATCGAGGTCACCGCGCACGACAGCCCGAACAAGTACAGGGAGTTCGTCAAGGGGCTCAAGGACGGCGGCGAGGTCGAGATCACCATCAACTACGACCCCGCCTCGGCGAGCCACCAGGCGCTCGACGACGACTTCGAGGAGGACGACCTGCGCGACTACCAGGTGGTCATCCTGCCGGGCACGGCGGACGAGTGGACGTGGGAATTCTCCGGGCTGATCACCGACCTGGGGGACGAGTTCCCGCACGACGACAAGATGGAGCGCACCGCCACGTTCAAGATCTCCGGCAAGCCGACGCTCACGCCGACCGGCGCCTGACGACAACGAGGAGAACGACATGGCGCTGCTGGGCAAGCAGCAGATCAACCAGGCTGTCGACCGCAAATGGGAAGACGTGCCCGTGCCCGAGTGGGGCGGCGATGTCCGCCTCATGGAACTGACCGCCGCCGACCGGGGCTACATCGAGGCGGGCTCGGTCGTCGCCAACGGCCAGACGCCGCAGCTGAAGGTCGACTCCCTGAAGGCCTACCGCGAGAGGCTCGTCGGGATGGCCATGGTGGACGAGAACTTCAACCGGCTGTACTCCAACAAGGAGATCGCCGCCGGTGAGCTCGGCACGAAGTCCGGGGCGGTGATCGAGCGGCTGGCGGCCAAGGTCCAGAAGCTCTCGGGCATGGGCCGGTTCGCCGTGAAGGAAGCCGAGGGAAACTCCGCCGCCGACCCGAGCGGCTCTTCCGCTTCCGGCTAGCGGAACATCTCGGGATGACGGTGGCCGACCTCGACTCGCGGCTCGGCTCGGCCGAGCTGACCGAGTGGATGGCGTTCGAGCGGCTCACCGGCCCGCTCGGCCGGCGCCGCCACGACATCCAGGCGGCCACCATCGCGGCCACCGTCGCCAACGCCAACCGGGGCAAGGGCAAGAAATTCCTGGTGTCGGACTTCCTCCTGCCCTACGGGGTGGAGCGGAAGGGCCCGGAGGAAATGCTGGCGGCGATCCGCGGCATCAACCGGTCGATGGGAGGTGCAGAGCATGAGCCAGGCGGACGAGGTGAAGATTGAGATTGCCGCGGATCTGGGCAACACGTCCGCGACGATCGACGACGCGGCCAGCGGCCTCAACTCACTGGACGACGCGGCCGCGTCCGCGAGCGACGGCCTCGGGCAGGCGGACAGCGAGGCCACCGGTCTCGCCGGCAGGATGGACAAGATCGGCGCCGGAGCGCTCGGCGCCGGCGCCGCGTTCGCCAGCATGGGCGACATCGTCGACGGCGCGGTCGATCTGTGGAACACGGGAGAGCAGCGGGCCGACGACCTCGCGCGCGCACAGAACGATGTCGCCCAGGCCGCGCTCGACGTCAAGCAGGCCAACGTGGACATGAGGCAGTCGCAGATCGATGCGAACCAGGCTCAGCTGGACGGCACCCAGTCGGGCATCGATCTCCGGCAGGCGCTGCTGGACCAGAAGGTGGCCCAGCAGGACTACAACGACGCCGTCGCCGAGTTCGGTCCCAACTCCCTTGAGGCTCAGCAAGCGCAGATCGACCTGAGCCAGGCGGACGCCGATGCCAAGCAGGCCAAGCTCGACGGCAAGCAGGCGACCGAGGACTACAGCCAGGCCCAGGTCGACGGCAAGCAGGCGGTCATCGACGCCAGCAATGCGCAGCTGGACCTCAACGAGGCTCAGCGCAACCAGGTCGGCGCGGGAGTCATGGGCTCCTGGCTGGGTGTCGTCTCGCAGGTCGGAACGGCGCTGTTCGGACTGATCGGCACCTTCGCGCTGTTCGGGGCCGAGACCCTCGCCACCGCGGCGACCGCGGTGAGCTCGGCCGTTGCCACGGCCGCGGCGTGGGTGGGCAGCTGGATCGCCATGGCCGCGTCCGCCACGCTCAGCGCAATCACCATGGCGGCCGCATGGCTGCTGTCCATCTGGCCGATCGCCCTCGTCATCGTGGCCGTCGTCGCCCTGACGGCGCTCATCATCGCCAACTGGGAAACGATCAAGACGTGGACCGTCAAGATCTTCACCGCGGTCTGGACGTGGCTCCAGGGACTGTGGGACAACATCGTGTCCGTCGTCAGCGTGGCAATCGGCTTCATCGCCGGCATCTTCTCCGGCTTCCACCCGCTTCAGATCATCATCGCGACCTGGGGCGGGATCACCGGGTGGATCAGCCAGACGTGGAAGACGGCAGGCGACCTCGTGTCCGGCGCCGTAGACCGTATCGGCGGCTTCTTCAGCGGCATGTGGGACGGCATCACCGCCGGACTGCGCGGAGCCCTCAACGGGGCGATCGGGCTCATCAACAGCGCCGTGGGCGGGATCAACAGCCTGATCTCGGGGGCCAACCGGGTACCGGGCGTGAGCATCCCGCATATCCCCTACATCCCCTACCTGGCCGAGGGCGGCATCACCACCGGGCCCACCATGGCCATGATCGGCGAGGGCCGCGAGCAGGAGGCCGTGCTCCCCCTGAGCAAGCTGCAAGGGCTGCTGGACAGGTCTTCCGGCGTGACCCGGGTCGAGATCGGTTTCGACAACCCCGGCGGGGACCCCTTCATCACGTTCCTTCAGGAGATCACCCGCACCAAGGGCGGGGGCTCCATCGTCCAACTCGCAGAGGGGTGATCCGCCCATGGTGTCGTGGCCGCCGGAGCGCATCGGTGAAGCGCTGATCGACGGGCAGTGGGTGCGCCTGCCCCTGCGCGGGACCAGCCGCATCACCATCACCCGCGGCCTCGGCGCCGAGGGCACCAGCGCCCGCCCGGGCAGCCTGAGCGTGCGGGTCAACGACCCCGAGGCCGTGCACAGCCCGCGCAACGTCGAGTCGGACCTGTACGGCAAGTGGGGCCAGGGCAGCCAGTTCCGGTTCCGGGTCGGCGACGTCCCCGAGGCCGGGGCCGCGCTCATGACGGACACCTTCAACCGCACCTCCTCCAACGGCTGGGGCACGGCGACGAGCGGGCAGACCTGGTCCATCTGGGACCCGGCCGGCTCCTCCCCGCCGGCGTCCGACTTCTCCGTGTCCCCGGGGGCGGGGAAGTTCACCGTCACCGCTCTCAACAGCTCCCGCTGGATCACGACCAGCGGAGTCAGCCTCAGCGACTTCGAGGCCACGTTCACGATCGCCACCAGCACCGTGCCGTCCGACGACACGGCCGAAGAGGGCGTGCTGATGACGTTCGCCATGCGGCTCAACCGCACGGCGATCACGCTCTACTACATCGACATCGAGCTGCTGCCCAACATCGGCCTCCCGAACGGCGCGGGCATGCGCGTGTCCATGACCGGATACCGCGCCGACACCACCATCACCCCGGCCATCACCCCCTACCAGCAGATCCCCGCGCTCACCTACGCGGCCGGCAGCCCGCTGCGCGTACGGGTGCGCGCCGAGGGGCCGGAGATCCGCGCGAGGATCTGGCCCGACGGCACCACCGAGCCGGACCACTGGCACCTCCAGGCCTACGACACCGCCTACACCGCGGGCGAGATCGGCTTCCGCGGGTCGGTGCGCGGCGACCTCACCACCACCCCGGTCACCATGTCCGTCGGCGACCTCACCATCCGCCCACTGGCGGCCGCGCCCGACACCGTGCGGATGGTCGGCGAGGCCGCCAGCCTTGAGCCGTACGAGGGCGAGAACGGCCCCGACTCCGGCTACGTCGACGTCGAGGCCGCCGGGGCACTGCGCCGCTACGACGGCACCCAGAAGCCGCTCAGGAGCGCCATGCGCCGGCGCGTGGGCGCGTACGGGGCCCAGGCCTACTGGTCGTTCGAGGAGGGCGCCCGGGGCGACGTGTCCGTGGCCGAGACCGGCGACCAGTCGACCACCGGCCCCCTCGCCGTCAGCGGCCTGGAGTTCGCGCGGGACAGCACCCTGCCGGGCAGCGGCCCGCTGCCGACCGCCAAGGCCGGCGCCACCCTGCGCTCCGGACTCATCCCGGGCGAGGCGACCGGCTTCTGGGCCGTGTACGCCTTCGTCCGGATCCCGGCGGCGACCTTCCCCACGTCCGGCACGCACCAGATCCTGTCGTTCTCCACCGGCTCGGCGACATACAACGTCTACGCGCAGTCGGTCAGCACGGTGCCCACCATCGTGCTCGGCGGCACCGACAACGACGGCACCGACCTGGGCGCGAGCGGCATCACGAACACCCAGCTGGTCGCCGCCGGCCTGCCCGGCATCGGCGACACGTGGCTGCAGATCAAGGTGTGGGCCTTCCCCTCCGGCAGCAACACGGTGGTACGCCTCGGCGTCACGACCCCCGGATACAGCGGCCTCAGCATCGGCCTGGCGGCCGCGGCGCTCAGCGCCGACCGCGTACGCCGCATCACCACGGTGGTCGGCAGCGGGATGGCCGGCATGAGCATCGGCCACCTGGCGGTGTTCGGCGCCGCGCACACCACCGCCTTCACCTCCGCCAACGCCTACGGCCTGGCCGACCTGGACCTGTCGTGGCCCTTGGGCGCCCCGGGCCTGCGCGCGCGGGACTGGCTCACCGCGCTCGCGGTCGACCAGGCGGCCGCGCTGGACTCCTACGGCCCCGGCCGCACCCTCCTGGGCGGATACACGACGGACTCCTTCGTCTCGCTGGCGCGGGCGGCCGCCGAGACGGACCTGGGGCTGCTCGTCGAGCGCCGCGCCGGCGTCGGCCTGGAGTACTACTCACGCGAGTGGCTCTACAACCGGCCCGTCGCCCTGGTCCTCGACTACAGCAGCGGCATGGTGTTCGCTCCGTTCCAGCCGAAGGACGACGACAAGGGGCTGATCAACAAGCTCACGGTCCGGCGCAAGGGCGGGTCCGAGGCCACGGTCGAGGTGGCCGTAGGCCGCCGCTCGACGCAGGCGCCGCCCGTCGGCGTCGGGATCAAGGACGGCTCCCAGGACACCATCGTGCAGTCCGACCGCCAGCTGCCCGACCAGGCCGGCTGGCGGCTGCACGAGAGCACCGTCGACCAGATGCGAGTCACCAGCGTCACCCTGAAGATGGCCAACCCGCGGCTGCGCAACCTCCTCGACACGGTCCTCGCCCTGCGCGAGGGATCACGCGTCCAGATCGTCAACGTGCCCAAGAGATACGGGCCGGACGGCTTCGACCTCCTCGTGCGCGGCACCAAGGAGGTGCACGCCGAGGGCGTCTTCGACATCACCCTGAACTGCACGCCGTACGAGCCCTACGTGGTCGGCGGCCGCCGGTACTTCGAGGACTTCGAGGACGACGTCTTCGCCCTGCCGTACGCCAGCGGCGGCAACGCCGCCTGGACCCGGTCGACCGCGCACTTCAACAACGGCACCACGAGCCTGCGGTCCGGGACGATCACCAACAACCAGACCAGCGACGCGGTGTTCACGCTGCCGTCCGGCGCCCGGGAGCTGCGGTTCTGGTACTGGACGTCCAGCGAGGCCGCGGGCGCGGGGTTCGCGGGCGACCGGCTGCTCGTCCTGGTCGACGGGGTGCAGGTCCTGATCGCCCAGGGCACGACCGGGTGGACACAGCACGTCGTCGACGTCACCGGCAGGACGACACTGACCTTCAGGTATGCCAAGGACAACTCGGCGTCATCGGGAGAGGACGCCGTGCACGTCGACGACATCAGCGTGACAGGGGTGGCGCCGTCACGGCGGGACACCGGCGGCTCACGCCTGGCCGCCGACGTGTCCGCCACGGCCACCAGCCTCAGCGTCGAAACGGTCCTCGGCCCCGTCTGGACCCAGGACCCGGTGCACTTCCCGTTCAACGCACGCCTCGGCGGCGAGGTCGTCACCGTCCTCGCCGTCACCGGCGCCACCTCCCCCCAGACATGGACCGTGCGCCGGTCCGTCAACGGAGCCGTCAAACGCCAGCTCGCCGGCACTGCCGTGAGCCTGGCGGCCCCGGCAATCCGCGCCCTGTGAGAAAGGAAGCCGCATGCCGGATCTACTGGCGGGATCACCCATCACCGCCCTCGACACCCCACCCAGCCCCAGCAGCGTCCAGGGAACGACGATCACCACCACGTCCACGACGTTCGTGGCGACCGGAGCGGACTGCGCGGTGACCTTCACCGCCCCGACCACCGGCCGCGTCAAGCTCATCACCTCCGCGCGGATGACCAACGCTGCGGCCAACGGCACATCCGGAACACTCGTCGCCCCCGAGACCCGACTGGGCTCCGTGGTCGGCTCGGGAACCGTCGTCGAGGCCGCCTCCGACGCCATCGGCCCCAGTCACTACGGCGCGGCGTTCTCGTCCATCACCCGCACCCACCTCCTCACCGGCCTCACCCCCGGCGCCGTCTACAACTCGCGGCTGCTGATCCGCACCAGCAACACGCTGGACACAGCAAGCGTTGCCAACAGGGAACTGATCGTCGAACCCGCCACCTGACCCCAGGAAACCCCATGCCCTTCGTCACCGAACGCCGTCAGTCCGTCCAGTACGACGGAACCAACGGGCCCCACATCTGCGGAGAGTGGAGCAACAGCGGCCTGAGTCTGGTTTCCGACGACGGGCAGACCCTCGTCCTCGAGGCCACCGAACAGCCGGAGTACCAGACAACGGCCCACGCCGGTGACTGGATCATCGCCACCCCGCCCTACTGGGTCACAGCGAACACGCCCGGCCAGTACGCCAGGAACTGGCTCGAACTGCCCTGACACCCCGATCCGTTCCCCCCGCCCCGCGCCGATCCGGCCCGGGGCTTTCTGCTGCCCGAGGAGGGCCCATGCAGCACCCCATCCCACCCGACCTCGGGCAATGCGCCTACGCGGCATATGGCGAGGCCGTCTTCGGCCGCACTCACGACGGCCATCTCATGCCGGCCTGGGACGACCTCGGCGAACAGATACAGGCCGGCTGGACGGCTGCCGCCCGGGCCGCCTTCACCGCAGCACTGACCGGAGGCACCCGATGAGCAACCCGCTCTCCGCCGACGCCCTCGTGGCCGCCCTCAAGGCCGAGGGCGTGACCGTCGTCGAGCACACCGGCTGGCGCACCAACAACCGCAACCACAAGGGAAGCTGGGGCCCGGTCAACGGCGTGATCATCCACCACACCGTGACCACCGGCACCACCAACAGCGTGGAACTGTGCTTCAACGGGCACAGCGCACTCCCGGGCCCGCTGTGTCACGGCGTGATCGCCAAGGACGGCACGGTGTACCTGGTCGGCAACGGCCGCGCCAACCACGCCGGCAGCGGCGACGGCGACGTCCTCCAGGCCGTCGCCGCAGAAAAGACGCTGCCCGCGCCCAACGAGAACGACACCGACGGCAACGTCCACTTCTACGGCTTCGAGTGCGTCAACCTCGGCGACGGTAAGGACCCGTGGCCGGACGTCCAGCTGGAGGCGATGGTGCGGGCCTCGGCCGCACTGTGCCGGGCGCACGGCTGGTCCGCAGCCTCGGTCATCGGCCACAAGGAATGGACCAACACCAAGATCGACCCGCGCGGTTTCACGATGGCCGACTTCCGCGCCCGGGTCACCGCCCGGCTCGGGCAGAAGCCGGCCGGCTCCGGCACGTCGGCGTACCAGCCGTTCCCCGGCACGGACTGGTTCCGGACGCAGCCGCGGTCGGCGATCGTCACCGCCATGGGCCGCCGCCTCGTCGCGGCCCATGG